GCTCCACCCGATGCTGTAGATTGCCAACCGCTTGCTTCAGGAATAAAACCTGTTCCCTGTAGTCCATTATATGTCATATAAAGTGCAATCTTCTGGGAATCTTGAATAGCTTGTAGAAACTCTAATCTACCACTATACGTTTGAGGAAAATTCTTGTAAGCTGATCCTAGCCAACTCGTAAAAGTTGCTGTCATAGTATTCCAAGAACCTTCTCCTCCATCTCCCTCTGGGGGTACCCAATATGAATGAGATATTGTAACTGTTTGTGCAGTCCATAATCCTCGAATAATTCCCATCTCTCTATCTTGCAAAGTACTACTTAAAAACTCAGGTGTTGCTCCTACGATATACGGCTGATCTTCTCCATTAATCTGTGTTGGAGGAAAGTATAATCTCCTTAATGCTTGGTCTAAAAAGAATTCAACTCTTAAACTATCACTGGAAGTAGGATTCTGTACGTTTATGTTATCCTTTTCAATAAGAAGGCCATTTCCGTCTCTGGAGCCCCCCGTCCTATTCATCCCTAAACCTGCTACACTTGTAGTACCATTATTTTGTAAAGTAAGAGAACCCTGATCAAAAGAAAGAACGGTCTGTGCAGTATTAACTTGTATCCCGTCATCGTCTTTAACGCTTAAATCTAAATGAGTATCATGTTCTAATATCATTGGTAAGAGCAATGCTATATTATCTTGATCAAAAGTTTTATGTACTACTGAAGCTTGAATTGTATCTTGCCCAAAGAATAAATTACCCTCGTACAATTCATGAACTACTCCAGCCTCATCATCTACATCTTCAATGTTAATGTTTCCGTCTAACTCTCTCTTATACGCATCTGCAAATAACCTAAAGTATCTTCCATGCCTGTGCGTCTTACCTTCAACTTGATATTTACTTCTTAAAAATAAGTTCGGGTAAACGTCATTATACCTCATGACGCCTAAATCTTCACCTATAGCTCCATCAAGAATCCCGTCCAAAAATCCCGCCACAAAACCAAGATTTTTAACATACTGTCCCCAAGGAAAAGTAACATCTATTGCATAAGGTAAATCTTCGTGTTTATAAAAATTACGTGTAATATCTGTACGATTGTCCGGGTCACCATTCTGACTCATGTGAATTTCATCTTCAAAACTTGAAACATTCACGTCCTCAAAACGATACGTATACCTAGCCATATAATCATATCTATACCAATCAGCGAATATCCCATCACCCTCATACTTAATAGCATTATGAAGCAGGCCTGAAACTGCAGACTGAGGGTTGTAACTGAAGGTAGGATTTTCAACACTGACAACAGCTGTCTCTATTGAAGGTTCCAAAGGAGAATTTAATGGTATAAGAAATTCTTGTGCGTTATCCAATTACATCGACCTTTGGCTTATTTAATAATTCCCCATCTCTAGCCCCCTCCACAATATCTGTCTTAAACGCTAAAGATACTCCTTGCTTTAAAGCAGCCATCTCAGCCATTAATTGCTTCATTTGTGCCTCTAGCTCGTCTAGACGAGGCAATATACTATTAGCTAAACTAATGGCGACAATCCGTTGTACTTCTTTCTCGCTCATCTACCACTCCCCTCAAAACCTAATTCAGGTTGTGGTTCAATCTCCTGGGGTAATGGGGCTTGTTCTTGCGAAACAGGTTCCATTGCTTCCAGCGGAAGTTGTACCACTCCAGCCTGTAAATCATCAATAAACAGTTCCACCAAAAGTGCCTGTAGATTTTGTAAAAATGTATCATCAGCTTTTCCTAAAGCTCTTAATTCAACATACCTAGTAGCAGCTTGTTGCTTTAACAACATCCTATCATAAGAATAATCCAAGTTATCATAATTAACAATCCCTTTACAAACTCCTATAATAAACTGCTCCACATGACGTAACATGTGATCTACAACAGGTTCTTCATCTACTTTAGCTGTGGGATCTAAATCCTGCACAGGCACAATATCTATATAAGCATCTTCCAATAAATATTGGACGTCCTTCCAAGATAGATTGCCAATATCTTCAGGTTCAGCCTGTGCTTGATACGTTACAAATATATCTACAATATCCTGTAAATACTGTGCTAATGCAGTTAATTGCGACTGAAACCCTGCATCTCTCATTTGTTTAATAGCAATCATCGCTGCAGCAGATCTATAATTCTCCGGATCCAAACTGATTTGCTGTACCCCAGCTAATTCAAACATCTGTGCCCTAATAGCTTCCATCTCCGCATTCATATTTGGATCAAGTGGAGTAGGCTCTAATACCGTTAAGAAATCAGTTGCACGCCTCTGCGTATCTAAGAAAAGAATCTCTCCAGCACTATTGGATAAATTCTTTACAATATAATCCATATCGGATATCCCAGTAAACACCGGAACAGGGCCTTTATACATGGCCAATATCTGAGACTTCTTTGCAAGTAGTTTATCTAACTGTCTTTGTAACGGATATAATGTATCAAACAATGATGCTACTGTAGTCTTACGTAATCCTACATCCCATGATAATGTAGCTATTAAAACCTTTTCAAAAGGATATTCTGTACCCTCCGACATTTTACTGTTAATAGCTGCATACTTCTTTTTCTGCACGCAATCTATGTACAATCTCAAGTCACAATGCGTATGATACTTCTTTAAATCTCCTAAAAACTCTGCATCAAATCCTTGTTCATAAGGACCTAATTCACTTACAGGAAACGCAAAATCTCTTATTATAACCTTCTGCAATCTTCCCGCAACGAACTCCGACTCATAACAACCCAATTCCCAATCAGATACTTTTCTAATCCTACCTGCCCACGGATCAATAAACGCATGGGCAAAACTCAATATAGCACAGTCATGAAACGACTCAAGCCCAAGTCGCAACAATTTATGTTTGCGAATTAACGCCTTAAACTCTCTCTCCACCTCATCTTTAAATATAGTATATTGTATCGTAGGCTGCTCTGCTTTTAACTTATATTCAAACGTGGTGTTTCCAATTCTAGAGACAACCAAATCAATCGCTGCTTTGAGATAATTAGACGAGAGCCCTGTACCTGTATCTGTTCGTTCCTGATGCTGCAACGTAAAAGGTACTGTGTTATATGAAGAACGAGACCAATCATAAGCTTTAAGACTAATAAACAACTTATTATAAAACGCACAAACCTTAAGAAACTCTTTTGAATACTTATCTTCAATTAAACTGGTAAGCTGATTGAAGTCTTTTGAAATCTCCTCCGGTACCCTCATGTCATACTTTTCGCGAATGGGATATTGTGTAGGTTCATAATTCCCACTTATCTTATTATATTGAAAATTAAATTCAGGCATTTCGTTTCACCTTCTTATACTCAGTCATATCATCATAAATCTTCCAACAAAGCACGGTAATACCTCTCATATCTCTGCCCGTCCGTAAATCACGTACTGTCAAAAACCCGTCCACTTCTTCTAGAACTCTGTTCTGATTATCCGTAGTTATATCTCCAATCATTTTTCTTTATGCATTATATACAATACTATACCTAAAAACACGATTAAAATCATTACACCTACAATCTCTATTGGTACCATCATAACAATCCCTGCACCTCCGCTGCATCTCTTACTCTTTCCCAAGTTACATTAGCTTCACGCACATCTAACTCCTCTTCTTTTCCTCTGAGTTTATTATCCTCAGGTGTTCCAGCCCTGATTATCAATTCCTGACCATCTTTATTCTTCAACACAACATACATATTTTTATGCGATAACTCCACTGACTTAGTAAGAATATAAATCAGAAACTCTACTGACCAAACCTGTTTAACAAGTATGCGTACAGCTTTTCTGGCTTTAGCTCTTTCTACAGATATACCCCATAACTGTTTAAGAAACTTCCACATCCTTGTTCTCCTCAAACAAATCTTTAAACGCTTCACGCAACTCTTCTGCCATCTCATCATGTCCTATGGCTCTTAAATGTTGCATAAGCTTTTCTATATCTTCTTTAGAAGCTGTTCCAGACGAGATTCGTACCTCTCTTTTCAAATCCTCTGAAGGAGCTGGAATCTTCATTCCTTTTTCTTCATCCGCTTCATTCAAATCATCCATGTTAGGTATGAATCCACCTGATATATCTTTAGTTATTGCCATCTTTCTTGCCTCCTAAGAAATTCGTCAACGTCTCCGTGATATTCTTTTGCAGCCCTAAGTTAGCCTGCATCTTCAACTCACCCTTACTTACCATAGTGTCAATTGCTCCATTAAGCATATAAATCATAACTGCTATTCCCCAAACACCAAACACAATGTACCTCGACACATTATCTAACTCAATAATATGTTCCTCTTGGATAATCCAAATAATGATTCCTGAGGTAATGCAGAACGCCAAAAATTTATTATTAAGTTTCCCCTTAATCAGTTTTACAAACGAAAACTTCTCCTCAGGATTATCCTTAGCAATCTTCACTAATTCTTTATATTCACGTTCGCTGATTTCCACCTGCCTTACCCCCATGCTGATATAATACCTTCATTAATGTATTCACCACATCAACTGGTACATTAGACATCATCACGTCCTTTTGATACAGTTCTACTATCTTATTTGTATCTGGGTCATAACAATATAGTTTACCATTTGTCCCATCTACACAAAGTTCTCTGCTTAACATAATATCCTCCTTACCTCATCCCTTCAATATCACCAACCACATGCTCGTTCGCCTCATCCTGTCCTGTACGAGCTCTAATTACCTCAAGCCCAATAGCTGGCCATAAAGCATACCTCATCGCGGGCAACAAATCCGGATGATATACCTTATCGTCTATATCTAACAACAAATTACCGTTATTATCTCTTTTAAGCACCGTCATCTCACATTCTTTAACAGCCTTACCTCCTGCCATCAACAGCAACCCTGCTGATCTTAACAAATCTCTTATCTTATCCTGCATCAAAATCTTATCGTGCTTATGAGCAACACCTATATTCATCGACAACTCAGAATACCTACATTTAAGATTATACTGTAATTCCTCAGTTAAATGCCCATCACTACTATCTGCTTCCCACGTAATCCGATTATTCGCATCCTTCTTATCGAGAGATGGCCAAAAGTCCAACGCAAGCTCCCAGGCCTCCTTACATTCCCTCTTCAAAAACTCCAGTTGGGTCATTTTCTGCGGACACGTTAGCCTATTGAACTTACTTTCAAAGAACTGGAATCCTCTGCGCTGACCTGAATCCCAAGCGATCCCGATGACCGCGTCGTTGTCTGAGGTACCATAATCCAACCCAAATAAGATTTTATCGATATTAAGACGTGGCACACAATCATCGCTCCACGTGTTGAAATCGGGATATAATAACGCATCCTCGTCATAAGCCCATTCTCCATAGTACTCTCTTCTTATATAAGGATGTCCCCTATCCACACCCTTATCTCTACACTCCTCATCAATAAACGTCTCAAAATTCTTTATATAGGGATTGTCTTGGGCAGTCCACTGAAAGTGAGGTACTTGCAGTTCGTGCCACATCTTTTCGCCATACGTCCCCCGTATCCTCGGCGGCGTACCAATCAACACTTGCTTATATTCTGCAGCATAATCTAACTGCATAGGTTTAAGCACCTCGTTCATCAAGTAGTCCAGCAAATCCGAATCAAGGTGGAAGAACTCATCAATAACTATAACCTTCGCCTTATGGCCTCTAATCACATCAGGATCTTTTGTATTACTTAATCCTCTAACGAGTATCTTAGA